TTGCGGAATTGTTCTTCAAACTCTTTTTGTGTCGTAGGTTCGCCTCGTAACACCCATTCGGTTACGCCTAGTTCTTTTAATGCTGTTGCTGTATCTGTCATTTGTTTATCCTAATAAGTAAACATAGTGATTATTATAGTGTACATTGTTATGTGTCGTTCCTGCATTGCAATACCAATCAATGTAGTCATTAGCTGCTAAACTAATTACCATATGATGCCCAAAATAACTGTATGCAGCACCTGGATATGTTTGCGCCCTTGCATTATTAATAAGAGAGCCATTTTTACGCATAATTATTTCTACATAACCATGAATATCAGTTAATTCTGTAAATCCAATTTTATAAAGACCAGCAACAGGCACAATCATTCGGTTATTTGTTTGATCAACTGTTACTCCACCACCACTTATTACGTGTGAATTTAGATTTACTATGTTTGTAGCAGTAGTTTTAGCGTTACTACTTGCCTGACCAAAAGGAATAACAGGCTTTAGTAATCTTCCAGCACTATCTATGGTTAACCCAGTAGTACCGCCAGTATTCTGTATCGTATCAACTTTTAAGATAGAACTCATTGGGCTATCTCCATCAACATAAAATGATTTTGTGTATTATCACCGTTCACATATACAGTATTACCATTACTAGATTTATATTGTATTTTATATTCAGTAGCAGATGTTGTGCTAGGCTCATCAACATATTGGATTTGAACATTTTCATACTCATTAGCTGTAGTATACATTTGAGTTGATGCTTGATGATCACCTACTATAGTTCCTGCTCTGTTAATAGCGAACATAGGAGAAGTGTTAGCTCCTTGCTTAAAAATTTCATACATATTTGCAAAAATAACTATCTTACTAGAAGTTGATTTTGGAGTGATTGTTAAAGTCAGACCTGTATCAGATAGGGAAGTTGATGTTGTGCTTCTACTGCCATCTGTTCTCATGGATAAAAATTGAATAACATGACCTGGAATAGCCACACCATTACCACTAGTCTTTTCGTTTATAGTGTCTACCTTGAGAATGCTCATGCTTTAATTTCCATTGCTATTAAATAACCACCAGAACCATAAGAATTTCTATTCATATAAATATTATTACTACCAGCTTTATTAGCAACTTGAACTTTATAATTTATCTGACTTGTTGTATTTGGGCTGTCTATTACTTGTCTTGTGCTATAGGTCATCCACCTATCAGTGTTATTTTCTACATACATAGCTTCGCCATAACCACTCTCATCATCCAAAATGTCTGTAGCAGAACCACCAGAAATTGTTTGAACTATTCTAATGTTCGCTCCTCTCCAAGCATTTGTGGAAAGCTCAGTTGAGTAAATATGATTTGTTGTTGTAATATATATTTTACTATTTGCGAACTTTGGAGTTATGTTAATGGACGCACCTGCTACATCTGTATATGATGTTGAGCCATAAGCACTTTCACCAGTATAACCTTTATTTCCAACTTTGGCTGTGTGAACAAATTGTATTACAGACCCTGCTGGCATGTCATCATACCGTATATTATCTGTAACCTCCAAAGTTTGACCAGTCGGTATAATGACTTTGTTGGCATTACTACCAGAGCTAAGACCTTTTAGATTTTCTACGTGTAAAGTACTCATATGATTGTCAAGTTCCCACTAACTGTAAGCGTCACACCAGATGTCACCGCAAGAGGTCCGTTACAACTAGCATTCTCTGTGCTTGCTATGGTTACGTTATTCGACAGTGTTTGATCATTAGTCTGAAACAATGCCAGTTTAGTTTTATGTTGTTCACTATCAAACAGTGTAGCTCTAATACTAGCTGCAAATGTACCACCACCTGAAAGTGTGGGTGCATCTGCTACGCTGAATATGTTGTGAGATATAATAGTTATCTCATCGTTTAGTGCAGCAGCAGCGCCTAACACCACTGTAGTTCCTGTGGTAGCTGTGTAATCAGCAGGTTGTAACAGTATTCCGTTTTGATATACGTCTACGTTTCCAAGAGAGTATACAGCATTAAATGAGGTTTGTCCAGCAGTAGCTGTATATGTGTGCGCTCTTCTTGTACCTTCGGTTAGTGTCTGTCCTATGTATGCCATATTAACCGACCCTATATAAATATATTTTTAAATTTTTTCCTGCACCTCCATCTAAACTACTTAAAGTTGAGAGTGGACTAAATTCAAATTTTTGATTAGCAGGATATGATGAATCACTAGAGTATGGATGATGTATTTTTATATCTATAGCTCTGTTTCCAGTGTTGGGAGCATGACCCATATTTACTCCTGCCCAACCTAAAGTTTGCCTGATATTTGTATTACAAGCCGAATTTACAAAGAAAAAGGTATCATAAGATGAATAAGTAGAATAATGACTTAATCCTGCTCCATAAAGATCGGAATAAACCAAAAATTTATAAAATCCATTTCCTTTACCTAGCGCAGCAATAGCAGTTCTTGTCGTAAAAACGTAATTAGTTCCTGCCGTATAACTACCAGTAATATTATATGTAGCTACAGCGGTGTTTTGAAAATAGTCTGCCTCAAGTTTTCCATCAACTTGCAGTCCATCAGAACCCATTGTCATGCTTGTTGTAAAAGAATTAACAGCATCGTTTTCTGTACCGAAAACTAAGTTACCACCATCACTACGGATTGTTTTACGTTTTTGATCAGTAGGCGCTGCGCTATCAATTAAAAACAAATCTGATCTAGTTGATCCAGTAAGGGCAAGAGAGCTAATAGCACCTGACTGTATATTCAAATCTCCAGTCATGGTGTCACCAGCAGTATTTACATACCTTGTATCACTTTCAGTCTGATCCTGATAGGCTGCGCCAGTAGCTAAATCTTTAGACTTACCCATTAGGTAATCTCCAATATACTCATCATTACATCACAAGAGGAGGCAGCACTTGATGTCACTTTAATCTTATCGCCTGTTTGTAAAACGACCTTTTGATCACCTCCCACGACAACAAGACTGCCTCCACTAGGAACGGTAGCTGTCTTAACTAAAAATGTATCATTAGATCCATCGTTGTGCGTTACATCAACTGTTATAGCTGCAGTAGTTCTGTTAGCACAAGATAAACCGATAACGGTTGTAGCTGTGCTTGCACCTACTGTGTAGCTTCCTACTATGGTGGCTGATGTGCCTATGCTACGTGAAGTCTTTCTAAGAAATGTATTTGCCATATTGCTATCCCAAAGCTATCGCTAGTGCAACGGCTGAACCTGCTGCATCAAAAGCTGTGGATGCCGCTACACGTGCATCTGCTCTAGCGTTTGTGAAGTATAAATTAGTAGACCCTTCAGATAGATCATCTGTGTCGTGATTACCAAAAGAGATTATAGAGTTTAGATCGTGATCGTTAGATGCAGGGTCAAGGTGAGCAGCAACACTAGCAGGTAAAGTTATGAATACAAACTTAGTTCCTGCTGAAAAGTTTGTTGCTGATCCACTGTTTGAACTAGATAGTACTGTAGTTCGTGTGAGAGTATTAGTGCCACTGTATGTACCTAGTCCTACTTCCCACTCATCAGTGCCATTAGCTGTATGCACAATGGCGTAGTAAGTCGTGTCATTAGTAGACATGACTGATGCGAATGTATCGAAGGTAGCACTTGCACCACCAAGAGTTAGGTTTGATGTTCCTGTAGTAGTAGTGGTTTCACGTACACGGTCTTTTAGTACTAATGCCATTGTATTACCTTTACGTTATACGTATGACTGCATTGGATGCATCTGCTGTAGGAAAGATAACAGTAAAGTCACCTGCTGTTGAGGCTACGTTTGAGCCAAACGAGAATACAGCTATAGCTTTGTTACTGGCTGAACTGTTGTACAGTAAAGCACCAGCAGCAGTAATTGTTAAGTTAGAGAATACTTCATCTGCAAAGTCTACAAGTGCCGTATCCCCCGATAATGAAATGACAGGCGAATCCAATCCCTGTCCTCCTGCACTGTAGTTTGTTCCTGTAGCTTCATCTGAGTTAGCTGTTAACTGAGAGTAGTTAGTTGTAGCTTTATTAAAGTTGCCTGTAGGCGATGGTTTAATCAACGCTATCTTTAGCGTATGTGTGTCTAAGTCGTGAACACCCCCAAGTAGCTCTTGCTTGAAGCTGTTGCACATTGCTGTAGTAATAGTACCCATGAGAATGTCCTTTTGTTAAATGCACGAAGAGGCCAGCAAAAGCCAGCCTCTAAGTTTATCTTGATTATGCAACGTTGTAACGTGCTGTGACAAGTCCTTGTGGGCGTAGAATCTTACGTCCATATAGGTGCATACCACGTACGATGTCTGCAAATGAGTCAGGATCTCTGTAGTTCTCAACTTTGTTGATCTGCTCTGCAGAAGCAACTGCGTCTTCTTGTCCAGCTAAGATCACACCGTAATGTGCGTTCTGAGCTAGTGCGCCAGCGTGTCCTGCACCATTACCTTTTGAAGGTAGGTTGTTAGATACGTGGACTCTGAAGCCATGTAAGTTGTTCATTACTAGACCGTTCTGTAGACCTGATCCACCGAAGTCAGCATTCAATAGACGTGAGTCTTCGTCTTTCATCATTTCCATGAAGATAGAGTCAACAACTATGTAACGTCCACGTGAGTCAACATTTGCTGTATCCATTTGACGTGCCATACGTGCGACAACTGACAAAGGTGATACAGTAGCTGTTGATAATGCTGTAGCGCCAGGTAAACGTACTGCTAATGGAATAGAATCATTAGTAGCATATGCTGTAGATGCAGCGTCTGCTGAACCTAATGAACCAAAGTCGGTAGCGTCTAATTGGTTAACCTTTAAAAATTCACCATTTATTTCGCCAGCCGTTGGGTGCTGTGCTGTACCTGATACGGCGGTTGAGTACTCACCGTTTGCTAAGTGACCTGACATGTAAAGAAGTAAGTCTACATCCATTGCGTCAGCCATTTTATATGCTGCTCTATCTGCAGCTAGGCTTACGAAATCAACATTTGCAAACTGGTCTTCAATGTCATCCATTTTAAAAGCAAAATAGTTAGCTTGATCAATGGTGAGTGAGAACTCAGAATCATCTAGGTCTTCTACAGAGATTGCTGTTTTACGCTCAAGAGTGTTGACTGTTACGTCAGGCTCTTTTTGGATGCGTACAACATCTCCTTGATTTGCAATGTCACCAAAGTAGTTACTGTTGGTAATTGCTGCTGCAACAGAAGCTTTACGTAAAGCGATCTGTGCTTGTTTGGAATAGATAATCGGGCTGAAATTGCCGTTAAATCCACTCTTACTCGATGCGAGTGCTATAGCCATAGTTAAATCTCCTTATAGATATGGCGTTGAAGTAATGCTACATATCCACCATGAAGAGGCTCTTTGTAATAGGGTAGTCAACTTTGCTTTTAGGCTGCGCTGCCTGTCTGCGTTGGGCCTGTACTTAGAGGTAGTTCTTTTTGTGTGGCTAGTGCTTGAGTTAAGCATACACACTAATGTTGTGTATATGCTATAGTTTTATCTATGATACATAGAATGTCAACTACTTTCTTGATATATCATAAATAAAGTTTCCAGAGCGTTGAGCATCCATAATTTCATCTGCCCTCTTCTCATATTCTTTCATTGACATGTTAGCTACCTCAGACTCACGAATCATTTTAGCTGACTCATCAGGCTCTGGTGCGGCTGCACTTTTTGTCTTGACAGAAGATGCTGCTGCTTTCTCATCAGGTTTAGCTTTCTTCTTGTTAGTAATACCTTTGTCAATTTTATATAAATCTATTACACGTGCTACAGACTTTGCATCATCAACGTTTTCATACAAAGCATCTTGTACCCACTTAGGTTGTTCCTTTGCCCAGTTATGAAACGTATCGTCTTGACGTATCTCTATAAAGTCAGGATGCATCTTAACAAGTTCTGCTTCTGCTTTATCACGATGTGCATCTTGTCGCATCTCTTCTAGTTCAGCCATGCGATCTTCTATATCTTTAGCTGCACTCTTAGATTTCTTATCAGCTATAGTTTCTATAATAGATGCAACATCAGGATACTCTTTAGTCCAAGCTTCTAGCTCTTCATCAGTCTTAGGTAACACAAGCTGTTTATTAGCAGCCTTAGATAGTTGAGATTCTAATGCTTCTATCTTAGCATTAAACTCTTTCTCTTTGTCCTGTTGATGTCTGCGTAAATCACCATAACGTTTCTTGAAGTTCTTCTCTTCAGCACTTAGCTCATCATCTTCTTGTGCTTTGGTTTCTGGTTTCTCTTCTTGTTTGGTATCACTTTCTGCCTGTACTGGTTCAGCTTTAGGCTCTTCGCTACTGGATTCAACTTCAGAGGTTTCTTCTTCTGTCTCATCTACTATGCCTTTAGCTTCTCTATCTTGCTTCATTAGCTCTGCTAATTCTGCTTCATCTTGTTTGATGCGTTCTTCGTTACGTGCATACGATGCTGATTGCATAGGCACTTTCTTTATGTTTACTTTTTCGTGTTGCATTTCGGCCATTTGTTTTTTCCTTATGTTGGGGTCAGCCGTAGCTGAGTAGCCTTATAGTTATTTGGATTTTTTCTTCTTCTTCTTCCTCATCATGCCGCCTTTGTAAACACCTGTTGAATCATCATTATAATCACCTGCTGCCACATTATCATATATTGGTGATGGTTTTGGAGCAGGTGTAGGTGGTCTAAAAATAGGTGAGTCATCATTGTCGTTTGTAGATGTAGGTGGTAGAAAAGAGTCTGGATCTTTTTTAACATCCTCAATGAAATCATCATTACCTACAGGTTTAACAGTTTTACTTGGGGAGCCAAAAGCTGCACTTGCAGCGTCTGCAGATGCTTGTTGAATTTGTGTTTTAATCTCATTACTATATCCACTAGGCATCTCTTCATCAACTCCTGGAGTAGTCAGCTTGTTTGATGTTTGTACATCAGGTGTGTACGGTGTAGGTGCTAGTGTTGGATCACTGTAATCAACGTCTGGTATCTTTGGTTTTGGTATCTGATCAACTATTCTTTGTGTGGTATTACCTGAAATAAAATCTCCTACAGTAGCAATTAGGTTTGGTTGCTTTCTATTTGATAACTCAAGAAGATTTCTATATCTCATCTTATCTACTTCAGATACATTAGGATCTGTTAATCTTCTTTCTATTTCTTTTCTTGTTTGATTATGTGAAAGCTTAACAGCTATCTTTGTAATTGGGTTTAATCCAGCTAACTTAGTTCCAAATGAAGACATCTCATCAACTAAGTCTTCTAGCTCTTCCATAGTAAGTTCTTTATAATTAAAAGGTTCTGGTGTATTTGTGTTTCCACTACCACTACTTCCACCACCACCACCGCCAGATGTCGTAGTAGTTCCACCTTCTTCAGGAGGTACTTCTGGATCTGTAGGTTCTGTTGGGTCTGGATCTTCTGGATCTGTAGGTTCTGTTGGATCTGGATTTTCTGGATCGTAGTATATAGAGTTTATGTCTGTTGGTTCTCCTGATAATACATATCCTGGTGGTATTTGTGATTGGGGTACATTATCTATATATGTAATAAATATCCTATGCCCTTCTGCATTTACGTATTCATATATTTGCACTCTAGGTTTATTAGCAATAGCATCCATATCAAAACCACCTTTACGCTCGTATATTTTTCTGGTGGGTTTTTTTGTTTCTACAGGTGTTGGTTCTATATCTATAGGCATAATAGATAGTTCTTCATCCGTTGCAAGCCCTCCTTCATCAAAGAACTTACCTAAAAAAGCTTCTTCACGCTGTTCAGTATCTTGTAGTTTTAAATCTTCTAACGTTATTTCTATTCCAATATCACTCATATCTTCTTCCATAGGTTCACCACCTATGCGTCCATCATTTGCCATCTTAGCATAGCCCATCTTAGCTTCAGCACGTAGGTCTTCAAATAGTTTTACACCATGAAAGTTTACTACGTCAGCAGCCATAACTATTTCACCTTCACTAAGATTAGCTGGTATGTCATCTCTTACATTCTCTGCTGTTGAACCCATTGGTATTTCATTGCCTGACACAGGATCTACTCCTATTGTATTATCAGGTACATCTCCAAAGTTCATTGCCATTTGTTCTGGCAGTCCACCTTTAGCCATACCTATTCCCTCTACTAAGAGTGAGTCATCCTGTCCTTGATACATATCTATTCCTTCTTCTACTAAACCACCATTTGAAAAGTTACGTTCTAATATATCTTCTACTTCGCTCCTGAGTGGCAAGTCTTTAACACCCATTTTCTTTTGTATTGTCAGAGCTTCATCTCTGTCTAATACACGATTTACTTTCATGTCACCACCGACTACCCAAGTTTCGGCATCTGCTTGACCATCCTGATATGTGTAACTGCCACCTTCAGGTAACTTATCATTAATATCAGTTCTGCCTCTAGCGTTCATGTAGGATAAAAGTTCTTCACTAGTATCATCAGCCATATCCACTTCAAGAAAAACCTGATCTTCTGCTCTACGTTTTACATAAAACTTTTTTTGTTTAGTTACTCTTTTCTTTTCTTCTTCAGATAGATCTGCTATTTTCTTTTTACTTATTAGTTTACCGTCAAGATAATTAAAAGTCTTTTCTTTAAAAGCTTTAGGAGTAATACCTGCCTTTATTAACTTATTTTTTTCTGCTTCATTTATTATTAAATCTTCTGGACCTAAATGATGAGCTACAGGTTTTGTAGTTGCATGATATCCTGGCCTAGAAGCTACTGCTCTTACTTTACCAAACGGTGCAGCTTTACTTGGTTTTTCTACAGAAAACCCTGCTTCTCTTAGTTTATCTGCAGTTTCTTGATCTGGTAATACTTGCATATCTCCAGTTGGTTTTGCCTTTTCTCCCTTAGATCTTTTTGCACCTTTACTTGGCACATACATATTACCATTTTTACCCTTAAAAGTAATAGGTGGTATAGATGCAGAGATCCACTGGCCTACTGGTATTTCATCATCAGCATTTACAAACAAAGGATAAAGCTTGCCATCTTCTGCCTGTGTTGCAATACGATAAGCTTTACGTGTCTTTTTAAAAGGTTGTGCAGCTTTTGATGATTTAACTGCTGTCAGTACAGGTTTAGCCATTGGTGCTACTGCACCTGCAGCTTCCATAGCTGTTAGCAATCCAATCTTTTTGTAGTCTGGTTCTTCTTTCTTTAGTTCTTTACCTATTTCAACAACGGAGTCAAGAGGGGTTAAAGCAGTAGCACCTCTCATAGTCTTTACACTAGTAGGTTCTTCTTTACGATAGTCTGCAGTTAATGGATTAAACTTACTTAAAAAGTCTAGTAATCCTTCACTATTTTCATCCACTGTTTACTGTCTCCCTCAGTAGCTTCAGCTTTCTTAGTACGTCTATAGCACCCTGTTGTCTATGTATAATATGTGGTTCGTTTGCTGTTTCTAGCGCACGTTGTCTAGTTTTAATTAGTTCATCTATATGTTTTTGAAACTGTTCGTAGCATTCTTTATCATTAACCAACTGCTTGAGGTGCATTACCTGTAAATCCTTGTTCATCTGGTAATGGTGCTGTACCCATACCTATTTGTGATCCTCCACCTCCTGAAGTATCTGCTACGTCCTGTACACCTTGACCTTCTGGACCTGCTGGTTGTGGTGTAGGAGCCTGAAAGCCTTTTAGTATTTCAGCCTGTATAGCTGCATCACCCATAGAGTTAGTTACCTTGTCAGGATCTAAGTCCATGCTCTTAGCAATCTCACGTATAATATAATCCATCTTAGCAAATGGTGCAAGTACTGGATTCTGTGCAACCTGTAAGAACTGCATCAAACGTTGACTACGTACTTCATTAGCCATCAAGCTTTCTGTACCTGATGCATGCACCTCTAAGTCACCCTTTATGTCTTCATCAAAGTCAAACTGCATGTTGAATGCAAAGAATGCTTTACCTAATGGTCTGATTAGATAGTCATCAACATTCTTAACAACGGTACGGATACTACCGTTAGCAGCAGACATAAGCATAGAGATTCCAGAAGCAGTACGCCCCACTCCTTGAACTCCTGTTTGACCATGTGCAAAAGATGGGAACCCTGTAGACTCATCAGCTAGTACCCTCGCTTTATCAAATAGTTGCATGTTTTCATTAGACACATTAGGAAACTTTGTACCAAAGATAGCTTGGCCTGGAGCGCCACCCTGTCTCCTAAATATCTTTCCGGGATAAACAGATAAGTCTTGGCCGGGAACTAAGTTAGTCTCATCTACTTCTATAATAAGATTACCAGACATTGCAGCGTTGTCAATAGCCATACGCATAAAGCCATTCATCAATGTCTGTGTATCATCCATGTTCTCAGCAATACCAACGCCAAAGAAGGAGTATGGGTTATGCTCATATGGTACAGCGTAATATGGAATACGTGTAGGCTTGAATGGGTTTAGTACAAATCGTAGTACTTCACCGTTACATATCCATACGTTACAGTTAACTTCATCTAAGTCTTTTAGTTCACTAGGTATATCTACACCATGCTCTTCTAATAACTTGACATCTACAAAACCCCAGAACTCCAATACTTCCCAACGCTCTGACGTAGGTTGTGTATCATCGTCTTCCATAGTCATTTCCCAGTACTTCTGTGTATAGTCTGGTCCTGAGTCTATAGCTAACTGTACACCATCATCCATAAAGTATGGACGTGTCTTTAGCTTACGTAGTTGTGTTCGTGACATCTTGTGTCTTTGTACAACATACTCTGCCTCATCCATGTCTTTTGCTTCAGGGTCAGGATAGAAATCCCATATAGAAACGTGGTCACATTCTGGAACAGTTCTTACGATAGGGTCATACTCACCCTCTTCGTTCCAGTTAGGGTATTCTTTATCTACAGCAAATGCACCCTTCATAACACCTGTACCTAGTAGTGCCATTTCAAATGCCATACTTCTTAGGTGTGTAGTAGCTCCGCTTTCCTGTAGCTGATCATGGATCTTCTTTTCCATCTTTTTAGCTGCAACCATAGAAGGGTGAAATGTAACAGTATTTGCTGTAGTACCATCTCCCTCTATAATTTTTTCAGTTACAGGTGCTAGTTTTTCTTCTATGCCACCTAGTCTAGATTGTAAGTCTGTTAGAGTTTCTCCTGGCTGTAATGTGGTGTCACCATCTATTAGATAAGGCTTTGAAGGAGGTGAACTCATAGCAGAACTAATAGCATCAAATGCTGCATTAGCATTAGGGTCTATGTTTATATGTACAGACTCAGCTACACCATCGGGTAGTACAGAAGGATTTACAGATAGAGGAAACTTATTGTTACCAAATAGCACATCTACTATCTGTCCATATGCTGCTAGTGTTTTTGTTTTAGTTACCTTTACAAAGATACGAGACTTTTCTGCATCTGTAAATTGTACATCACTACCGTATAGTCCACGATAGTTACGGTAAGCTTTTAGCCATCTCTGTTCATCAGCATACCTAGAGTCCTCAGACCTTTTGTATCGGTCTTTTATAAAACCAATTACACTATCTTTTTCTTTAAAGATCTTGTCATCAGCATCTTCTGCTGCAACGACATCATCTGTTTCAAACATTTCTTCTGCCATATTTAATACCCGAATGTTGAGTCACTGGCTTGAAAACCAGATCGTTGTTTGGCTGGGTTGTAATCCCATATACTACTGCGTGGTCTAGTCATTATACCATAACGAAGAGCATCATACAAGTGATCTTCTGATTTGGTGTCTACATCTTCTGGATTCTTTTTGTCCAGTGGGATGCTTGGTATCTGTGCTATGGTATTCACACAGTTATTCATAAATACTAACATAGGCTTTTCTATAAAGTCATCTACCTTCAAACGCCTATGTATCTCGTTTTTTCCTGCGATACGTGACCCTCTTGAACGATCAGAAGGACGCCAACGGCAACCCTTCATGTTCATCTGTTCAGCTAGTGATGGGCCAGTATCGCCTCGGTTGTGCCATAAAGAACTATCAAGCACACCGTATCTCATTCCACCGTCTTTAGCTTCTGCCTCTAGTATCATATCAGCTAAGTCTGTAGCTGTTACTTTAGATACATACATTTCCCTATATACTATAAGCTGCTCATCAGGAGCCACAGTAAACCAAAGAACACCAGTGTGGGAACCATAACCGTAGTCGCAAGCCCTAAAGCGTACCCAACTGTTAGGGATTTCAAAGTGTTCGATAACGTGGGAAGTTCTATCAAATTCGGGAAATGCTGCCCCTTCGTTGACATCCCAGTTTCCTTCAAGGAGTTGCTTCCTCTGATGCTCTGGTAGTGATAGGAGCATGGCTTCATAGTCACCCTCTTCGGCAAGGTATGGGTTATCGAAGAGAGATGCAGGTATAAACCTACGCTTGAATAAAGGCTGACCTTCCTTGCTGTGTCCTTTAGGGAATGTAATTGTTTTACTTGTTTCAATGTCTGTTGCCCAAAAGTCTTTACCTGCAGGTGCAGGATCTATAAACATCTTCTTGACCCAAGCATGTCCAGCGCCACCTGGGTTTGTTGTAGCTCTCATGTAAAGCCCTAAGTCTTTACCAAATGCGCTACGAAGACGTGATCTCATATAATCCCAAGCGTAAGGTGTAGGCCATTGAGTAAGTTCGTCAAATCCAATCCAGTTAAAAGCCTGTCCTTGGTAACGTGTGACATCGGTATCTTTGTCCAGATACGACATCCATAGTCTTCCACCTCTAGGTGATATCCACTGTGACTTACGCTCTGACCATTTGATTCCTGGTATGGCACGTGGGTATAACTCCTGTGACTTCTGTATTAGTTCCCTTAGTTCTTCAGTAGTGTGTCGTACAAGGAGTCCAGAGAAGTGTGGATCGTTAAGGCCGTGTAATGGGTCTGCCAACATAGCATATGATTTACCACCACCTGCTGCCCCTCCGTATAGTACTTCTCTCTCAGATGAACTCAAGAAAGATGTTTGTGGACCTTCATTAGGTTTGAATACAACTTCCTGTGCTTCATCTACGTCATACTCAGGTGCTACTACCTGCGCTGGGATAGGTTCAGTTTGGGGGGCGTCTATCTCCGCTGGCTTCTGAGTATGCTCCGACTCCTTGTGTTTCGAGCTTCTCGATTTGCGAGAGGGTTTCTTGGAGCCACTTGGCAAGCTTACGTTTAATTGCAGATGCTTTTCTACGTTTTTGCTCAACTTCTATTCTCTTCTTTAGACCCATGTGTGATATGTATCGGTCTGCTTCTTTGCTCAACCACTGAGCTACTGCTCTGTAACTATACTGCTTTAGGTGTTGCTTTGCAAGCTCTAATGCATCTAACTCATGTTCTATGGGAACAAGTAGTCTATCATTATTTGGATCTACTTCATAGCCGAACGGAACCTTTACAGTAGTCCTAGCTATTACGTGCCACTCTTTGTTGTGTCCTTTGGGTGGCAGAGGCAACTGCCAGAATCCCAGTTCTCTTTGAGGTATTATTCGTTTGTACCTTCTTTAGGTGGTAAATAAAAAATGCCACCCCCACTGGTGACATCTACTTTGTCTACTTTACCAAGACCTGCTCTATCAAGCACATCCTTGGCAGCTATCATTTTTTCTTTGATACCCAACTGAGTGGGATCTTGCAAAGCGCCCATAAGAGCGAAAGCAGCTTTCGGGGCAGTCCTAGCAAAGTAAGTACGAGTTTTTTCAGCGATTTCATCTTTAAGTGCCTCCACTATAGAAGTTGTACTGGAGTTGTCGCCATACCCAGCTAACTTCTTAGCCTGTACAACGTCACCTCCAGCATCATCAAATAATACATCCAAGAACCTTTGTTGTCTTTCAGTTAACGTCCTTGCCATAGATTGCGTTCCTT